CGCTGGGGTTTCTACTACCTCGGTCGCAACAGGTGTATCGGTTGTTGTGTTTTCCACAATTTCCTCTATTTCTGTTTTGGTTTCGGTTGAAACTGCCTCTGTATTTTCAGACGCAGCAACGCTAGTTACTTCAGCAGATTTAAATGCCGCTGCTTGTACTAGCGAAACTTCAAGTAAACGGGCTGCGCTAACGCGATAAACTCCGTCTTTGTTTTTTCCTTTAATAACTTCAACTCCCACGCTCAAACCCGAACGAAGGTTTTCACTTGCCTCAATGAGGCTATCTGTTCCACGAGTGGTATTACTAACCTTAAACTCAGCAAAAATACCAGTTGAATCCTCGGTTATATTTTTCATGCGACCAATTGGCTTTTTAGGGTCATGCTCTAAAAGCAATTTGACATTTTTAGGGTCATCTATTTGAATTGAGTTTGCCTCAAAAATTACTTTTCCTGCGCTAGTGTTTCCGATTTCATCACCATAAGGTGCAATCTTTCCAGCAATGATTCTGCGGGATTCTGAAGCTTCTAAATCTGCGCTAAAGTTAATTATTTCCATTTGGGCTTAGTTCTTCCATTTCTCTCGCTTGTTCAACGGTTATTAGTTCTAGTGCAAGCATTTTTTCAATAACTGCAAGTCTTTCCATTGGGTCGCTTCTTAAGAATCCTGAGTCAATATCAAAGCGAATTTCTTGTGTAACGGGTGACAGGTCGTCCATTGAAAAACGCCTCTCTACCGCTTGGATATAAGGCGCAAGAGTAAAGGAAACGAGCTGGCGTCGGTTATCTAATATGTTCTGATAAACCATGCTGTTATTCATATCGCAATTTAAATAGAACGCGTCAATGTTAAACAGTCTGCAAATTTGCGCACTCATATTTTGTAGTGCGTCCACATACATCATATCTTTAGGAGAAAATGCTGTTGCTTGATATTCTAAACTTGAAGTTAAATAAGCAGTTGACCTTGTATCTCTAGCGCGACGCCAAGCAGACAATAATCCAGCAACTTCTTTTTCACCCATATCCGCGCCATTATTTTTCAATATTCCCGCTGGTTGTGGAGTTGATGAGGCAATTGATACTGCTCTCTCTAAATCAACAGCTGCTTTAAGTATTCTTGCACCCGAAGTAAGTAGCGGGTCTTTACCTAATTGTATTGTGACCAAACTGCCAATTCCTGACATTGGTACGGCATTTCCATCAAGAAAGTATTGGTCAACATAAGTGTTATCTTTATTTAATTCAACTGTAACTCTTGAGTTTCTAACATATTCAAATCGTGAAGGTCTGTTGTCATCTTGATACTGCTCAACCACTTTTAAATAAGCGACGGAATACCAAAGTAATGAATCAACAATCCAACTAAGTGTTACATTGTTTGGCGCATTTCTTTCTAATTGATTTACCCAAGGTAAGTTAGGAATTTCCTCACCAGTTGCTTTTGAATAAGTGGAAAGTTCCATGCCACTAATAATTCCGCAAATAATGTTGCGTGCCTGTTGAACTGAAGGAACGGTGATTGCCTCAGCTCTATCAATTGTAAATGCAGAAAGTGGAGTGTAATAATTAAAAGGGTCGCCCATAACTGAAGGGGCTAGTTGAGCCTTAATATCTGTTTTTGGTGAAAGTCCTACTAAATCGCGGAAAAATCCCATTAGAGAATTATATCAGAATACTCAGACAAAAATCTGAGGAACTGAAATTGGTTTTGAAAATAGGTGAACCAACATTGCTGTGGAAATTGCCGCTGTCACATCTCCAGCGGATTTCCTTCTTACGATTCTCCAACCAGCGTCTGAGTTTTTAGCTGCACAATTATTCATTGATGAAACCCACTCAGGTTGACCTGAGTGAACTAACCTTTGATTAGTTAAAGCGTCGGATAACTCCCCACAAGCTTGGTAAAAAGACTGCCCGCTGACATCAACGAGCTTGTGTCCCTGTTGTTCTAATTTTTGGGCAATTGACGCAGTTGCATATTTATCATAAGCAATTTGAACAGGACGGTAAAGCATTGCCCATTTATGGATTGCTTCGGTCATTTTTAATTCATCAATTGCCACATCTGAACTGAAGGTTTCCATGATTCCAACGCCAATTTTGCCATCTACCATTTGTGCAGCTACTAATGACCCTGCTCGTTTACTTGGACTAACATCAAAAGCAAAAATGGTCATTGCCCCAACTGGTAACAATAATTCGGAAACTGAACAAGCCTGAATTGAGCCATAAGTCCATGGGCTGGTTTGAGAATCAATCCACATACAAAGTGTTTCAGTTAAAGTAGCTTCAATTGTGTTAGTTGAGATTGATTCCTCAATTGCTTCCTCAGTTACGGTGTAACCGAGTGCAGGGTTCGCCATTGCCCAATATTTACGGTTGTGTATGTCAGACCTTGCTTGTATTGGTGCGGAATATTCCCAAAAGCCAAATGTAGGACTTGGATACTCTAAAGCCTTTTCCCTTAGCGTGTTAAGACTTTCGGAAAAAAAATCACCTGCATTGCTAGTAAACAGAGTTTGAGAATTTGGACGCGCCCTAGTGGTTGGAACGGCAGCTTTAAACGCTTCCGGTGATACCTCGCGCAACTCATCTACGAAAAGAAAATCAGCGGTCTTTCCGCGACTACCGTCGCGAGTGGCTGCAACAATCTCGTATCTTGCGCCATTGAGTAATGTGATTGATTCTTGACCATTTGCGTATCTAATCTGCCTAACTTGCTTTTTTAGAAAGTCATTATCCTCAATAGTGTTAGCAACCTGCCTAAATGTATCCAACGCCATGTTTCGATTAGATGACATTGCCAAAATATTTTTTTCGCCAAATAAGAACAAACCAGCCAAGATTCGCATACGAGCAAGGTGAGTTTTCCCTGATTGACGACTTACAAGAATCAAGTTGGACTTTTTAATGAACATGTTATTTTTATCTACGGTTAACATGTCACTTAACACATAATGCTGCCAAGGCAACAAAGGCATTGAGATTTTTTCAGCTAGGGCAGCGACTTCATCAATCCTTGATTTGCCTTTTGCCGCGGGGGTTTGTAAACGCGGTTTTGTACTTCCCAGCAGCTTCTTTTTCGTCGCCCCTCGTTGCGCTGGTTTGCGCTTGGCTTTTACGGGTTTCTCTTGACTATTCATGGCTTTTGAAAAGGTGACTCAGGCTTTGTGGCGACCGTCGCGGGGAGAGAACGGTCTGGAAAGGCAGGGGGGGTAGCCGTCTTACCTAAAAAAACCCCATCATTGAGCGCACCCTTGCGTAGGTTGCAGCTCTTACACAATACTCTTAGATTGTCTAGGTCATGAGTTCCACCAACCTTGCGAGGAATGATGTGATCGATGTGCATCTCACCTTGATCAGTGCCACAGATCTGACACATTCTGCCATCACGACTAAACACACGTTCTCGTTGTGTCCGGTATCGTCTGCTGTTTAACTTATCTAATGCCATGAGTGTTGCTTCCAATGATCTAAGGCTGCACAGTAATCAGGCTCATCACCTATCATGCCATATCTATGACTGACATATCTATGAGTCCAGTCGTATTGCTGCATTGGTGTAGCTGTGGCTAACCACTTCGATCTACCCTGCATGAATCCATGATGGCTACCGTTAACAGCATTGAAGTTCCAGTTACTCTCTTTAGTAGCAAGAGTATCTAAGCATTGGTAATTGTTAATTGATAACTGGCTTTGAATATATTCTTTAATAGTCAAAGGTTTAACTTCTTTTGCTACTGCTTCTGTGGGTTCTGATTCATATATGAATAGACCTGCCCCAACAGCTAAACACGCGGTCGCGAGCAATCGCCCACAGGCGCTCGCTAGCGAGTTATAGCGTACCGCGCCTGTCAAATCCATTGATGGTTTACGCATGATCTTGGGCGTGTCTAATCCTGTTGGCAATCATGTCTGACAGTTATATCAAACCCACATAACTGGCAACCCATAACTTTATAACAATACGCGCACATGTATTCGAACTGTATTTCGTCACAGCATCTGAAATGAGCAGTGCTATCAGATTTTAATTTATAATCGAATGGCATTATTTATCCTTACCCCAGCCAGTACCTTTGAAGATCGCTGGCGCTGCGGTGAATACCCGAATCATGGGAGTTGAACAATGCAGTACCGGGTTACCTACTGCGCTCATTGAGTGTTCTAACTCTTGTGTTTGTCCACAAACTATGCATTCATAATCATAAAGTGGCATTGTGATCCTTACATTTAGTGCAGTATTTGTAATCTGCAATCAACCAGGTGCCGCAACCTTCGCAACGGCTTGGCTCTTGAAACCATTCTGAATAATCAACTTTATTGAGTAGCTGAACCAGATCTGAGAATCGAAGCATTGCGCCGTATTCGGCCGCATCTTCGCCCTGCCCGTTAAATCTCATCACGACGATCGACAGCTTCCCATCTGCTCTCTTTCGTGTCTGATCCAGCCACTCCTTCGGTTGAAAGGCAGATCGCGCTTTCACTTCGATGTCGAACGGGACACCTGTGACATCACTGCCTTGCCTACCTGCCCCAGCACTGTCTGCATAAGGGAACCACTTTTTTAGGTACTCAGCGACGCACTTCTGAGTGCGGTAACCCCTGTGCTTACGATGCTGGGAAGCCATTAATTACAACCAGATCGGTGGGCATTGTTCTGCCCGATTCTTGTGCGAACAGGTATAACCTTCGTAAGGCTTTCCTGTCTTGCTCGAAACCCCGGTCTTGTGAATCATAAAGTCGTGTTGGCACTTTGGTGCTTGCGGTACTTCTTTGGCATTGAGTTCATCAGCTAGTAAGTTCATCGCTGAGTTTAATGTTGGCGCACCCTCGACTTGTACGACTTCTTGCACATCTTTAGGGTTTGGGATTGTCCAGGCATCTGCTACTGGTTCTGGGAACTTTTCTTTGAGGATTGGTTTTTCAGGTTGCGCGCTTCCGCTTCGTCCTGCCATTGATACTTTGACCATTTCTTCTCTGCTTGGTCGTTTGCCTTTAGTTGCGAAACCTGCATTTGCAAGAGCCCTGCCAATCGCTGAAGTTTCACAGTTTTCCAAAGCGCTAGTTGCATTAACGCCGCGGTCAGAATCCTTCTCTTCAGCATAGCCAGTCGAGTATGCGACTGTGTCGAGAAAAGTGCGGTAGAGATAGGCCTTAACAACATATCTATGAGCTTCACATATTTCCAATTCCGTTGATACGCGTCCATCTGGGAACTCCTTCCAAAACTTTTCCAATCGGCTCTCGACTGTTTCATAATCAGCTAAATTAAACGCCATGATTGATCTCCTCTTGCTTTACTAGAAAGTCAGCTTGCTCGGTTAAAGGCCAGTGAGATCCATCAGGCCAGATTGACACCCAGACAGCACAAGGCTGGCAATAATGTCGGTTGATTCCTTTAGACTTAGCATGCTGACTTACCACAGTCCAGACTGCAAAAGTCTTACCTTTGCCATTTGGGTGATCGCGACCCCAACGCATCTGGCAGTAATCACACCAGACACCGGACTTTGCTTTAGTAACTGTCAAGGTCTGTCCAATCAGTTGATGTAATAGAGCCAGCGATTGCAGAGTAGCTACAGATGTCTTTGTAACTGTCTGGGTGGTTTGCCGTTGTTTTAATTCTCGAGATTTTGGTGAGGATAAGACAGATTGCGACTTCGTGTGGCTCGATGTTTTTGTCAAGATACACACTCCAGAGTCTTGCGATTTGAATGTGATTGAGAGTTGAATCGCCGTACTCACTTCCTCGCTCGACGAGGAGTTGCTTGGCTTCATCGAG